TCGAGTACGCTACTTTCATATGTTCCAAAAATATATGACAGAACTGTAGAAACTTCGTGAGGACGAGTCATCAAAGCATTTGATAACATGTTCTCGTCTACTAGATCTGAAAACCATTTAGAACGATATAGTTGCAACCCATTAAGAACTGAATTAGTCATTTAATATAAGTTTTAATTAATTAAAAGGATTTCTTAATTGTCTGCTAGCTGCACTCCATATATCCGAAACCGAACTACCGCTTTGGCCTGATTGATTTCTTCCTCTATTGCCTTTACTTGCGAGTTTCTTTTTTAGTCTACTAGCAGCTTCAGAGGTGGCTTTTCTTTCCACCTTCTTAACAAAAGCGTCTCCTTTCATAGTGAAATATGCTGACTCTATAAGATTTTTTTGAGACTTGACATAGTCTTCTTGATATTTGGTTCTACCATTCCTAGTAGGTTTAAAAATATAATCAAAAAGTTCTTTCTTTTCTTTCTTTGTCAATGGTATCCCACGTACGTCTGCAAGAGCTTCTATTTCATCCTTTACGCTTTCCACATATTTTTGTTGCTCCTCAAGGACCCGCTCTTTTTGAATCTTCTGTTCTTCTAATAGCCTTTCCTCCATTTCTGATTTATACTCTTCGAGCATATCTTTAGCATCATAAGCCTCTTCCTCTAAAGTACCAGCATCTTCGTATCTTTCGATTGCACGGTTGATTTTAGAATCTGAATAGCCTTTGACCTTCAAATGTTCGCGTATAATTGCTTTCTGGTTAGTAGATGTAGTTAGATCTAAACTTTCTGCATCTATCCCACCTTTAATAGAATCTAAATAATCCTTAAGGTTTCCACCATTACGGACATACTCATCCATCTTAGCAAGTTCTTCATCAGCGTATTGAGGAGCTGAATTCTCTTCTATAGTCTCGGCTACAAATTTAACCACATCATCTATAGACTTAAATTCCTCAACACCTTCTGAGTCAAACCCAAATTTCTCAAATAATTTCTCTTGTAGATAAGCAGCAAGTTCGGGCTCTGCTTCTTCTAATTCTACATCTAAGTTAGTATCATCTCCGGGAGTAGGTGGTACTAAATCATCATCATCGTCATCTGGGATTACTGGATCAACGACTTCCTCATTGTCGTCGTCATCGTCTTCTCCCTTTCCTTTAAAAGGAATATGATCAGCATCTTCTTCATTGTTTAGTTGTATGGACTTATTAGGATCTACGTCATCGTCATTATCTAAATTGTCCACTTTGGTATTATCAATCGGCGTTACTTTATCCGAGATACTCTGGGCTACTGCTGTAAACCCGCCAAAAATATCATTCTCCATAATTAATTACTTTGTGTTTGTTTAGGTTTATTACGGGCCTCTACTCGTTTAATCTCTTCTTGTGCTTGAGCAGCCCTTCTCTTCTCCTCTATATCCTTCTGTTTTATATCTGCTTCAGTCTCTAATTTAGCTTGGTCTAATTGACGTTTAGCGTCTTCGATAGCTTGTTTAGATTCTGCTCCAATAAGAGCAACCTGAAGAGTAGTCTCAGAATCCCTGATAGAATCCTGTTCTTTTTGAGCAAGTTCAGCGGCCTGCATTGCAAGTTTCTTATCCTCAGTTTCTCGACGCATTTGTTCGATTTTAAGCATAGTTTCTTGCTGTTGCTGTTGAGCCTGTTGATCACGTTGTGCTCTTTCTTCTTCAAGTTTTTTAAGTTTATTTTTAATGTCAGTAAGATTGTTAGAAGTCATAATCTCAGCAATTTCAGATAAGCTTGCGCCATTCTGCATTGCAGGTTGATATAAGTTCTTAATCATTTGTAAATTCAAATTCTCCTCAGTACTGTCTGTTACAAATACATCAAAGTCTGAATATAGGAAATCCTCTGTAATGTCCATGAATATTCTGATCATGTCGTCTGTAATATAATTCAATTTCTTTTTACCTGAGTTAGCCCATATATTCTTAGCTATATTCAGTACGTTGGTCATTACCCTACGCTTGACTTGATTGTGTGCATAAAATAAATATTCTGTAATATGTGAAGATTGCACAATGGTTTGTTGTACATTCCCTACTAATTCGCTAGTCTGTACTTGTCCTTGACGTTGCCTAGATACTCCTGATAGTTCACCTATCATCTGTTCTATCTTATCCATCAAGCCTATATACTCAGCTATTACATTGGACATAGTAAGATCTACTTGTCCAAATTGATTAAATGCACTAGCTTTACCTCCTTCTCTGCCAGGTACATCCCAGCCTTCTTCATATGGATTAATCAAGTTAACACCTGCTGAAGATAAATAGTGAAGCCATTTATTAACGTCTACCCCCATAGACTTAGGTATTTGAGTAACATCCATATTTATTACCTTACCTTTATCCCTAGCTATAGCAAGTTCTAGTCTATACCATATTACTATATACATGTACTGTAGAGGCTTCATTATCTCTACTAAAGACTTAGGTGGGGTATTAACATTATTATGTACTATACCTACATAAGGAAGTTTATTAGCATTTGGATTATCTAAGGAAATAGACTGTTCAGGAACAGGTTGTATACCAACATAAATGTCATCACCTATTCTGTAGCCTTCCCATATCTCTACTACCCAGTCCCAGGTAATAGCATCTCCTTCTTGTTCTATGTAGTCTTCATCTACTACATCTATTTGGGTCTCACCAGCCTCATCAACATATGATAAGAAACCTACCTTCTTAAACGATTTCCAAGTTACATGCCAAACATCTATAGTCTCGCTAGTAAAATTGTCTCGATAAGTTGTGGTGGTGGAGAAATCTCGCCACCTAATATGATTAAATTCATTAGTAGATTTCCATGAATTGTAACCCCCTACTTTATACTGTTCAAGTATATCCTTAAGGGTAGCTTCATCTATAAGATCATAAAATCTGTCATAAATAGCTGAGGGAGTCATCTTCATAAGCCTAGCGGCCCAGTCACCTTCTTCTATATATTTAACTTCAGGACTATAATCAAATGCAAAGTATAATGGGTTTACCCTCTCTACTACAGGATCGCCATTTAAAGCTCCTGTATAAAATACTTCCATGCTCGCGCAGAGTAGGTCTTGATATCCTTCTAGAAATTTAGTCTTCATGTCATCCTTTAACATGATATATTCCATAGAATGGAAAGCTTGACGCTCTGCTATATCTGAATAATCTTTATGCATATAATCACCTACTTCCATGAGCTTATTAATCTCTTCTTCATTAGCAGGTTGATCTGCCCCAGTCTCTTGTACTAACTGGAACATAGTTTGCAGTAGTAAATTTTTGTGTGTCTCTTGATACCTTGTAGTAGCTTCTTCATTAGCCTGTACTACTTTGAGGGAGAAGGGTCGTTTAGATTCTTCACCAAGGAGTAGGTCAATCTTAGGCTTTATAATATTGAAGTTCTGTAAGGATGCTGGGAAACTGTCATTTACTTTATACGGATCCGTAACGTATCTAAGATCCTTTTCATCAAAGATACTATTATATAGGTCATAGGCGATACGCATCTGCTCTCGTCTATACCTGTTGTTATTGTCACCAAAATAGAATTTACCCACATAGGCATCAACGCAAGTCTCACGCCATTTCTGAGTTTTCTCCCTCATCGGTAACATCTGATAAGGCACTGTATGTGCCTCAGGATTAAAATATGATGCCATCTTTAACCAATTGATATGTTTAAATAATTTTCTTCACTCGGAGTGTATTCGTAGTTCTCGTAACCTGTAAACAAACCTTCAGGAAATAATAAGCGCTTTTTATTCTCTAACCGATTTTGTCTAACATGTACTTTGTGCAGCTGCTGTTGGTACATTACTACCAGCATGAAAGCCATTACACGGTCAAAGTTTCCTTTGTCGTTATAAGCTACAAGTTCCTCTAATAAGGCCTCTGAAAATATTTTAGTTAAATTCTTTTTACCTGGTGCATACTCTTCTACAAGCCAATCTCGTATAGCACCTTCGCCCCAGTCTTTAATATGCTGGTTCATATGTATTCCTTTCTTCCTATCTACTTTAGAATCCTTAACTATATCCCCAATTAAATCGTTTGGTTGGTCAGCTAATAAGTAGGTAGCATTTACTTTTTCAAAGTAGAAAAATAGACCTTTCTTTTCATTTTCATATAGTAGTGTAGCATTATAGTAGAGAAGTAATTTACGTACATTCTCATAATACTCCGCTGCTGTATCGGGCCTACCAGTATACTCTGCTACTATGGTTTCAGTATAGTACTCCCCATTCATAAATCGTTTATAAATAAAAGTAGAGCCTAATGAATTAGTACCAGATTTGTCATGGTCATAAGGGTCAGTACCAGCTATGTATAAGCCCCAAGGAGCATTAGGAACTGGGTGTTCCCATATTACTATCTGTCCCCTAGGATCATCCTGTGGGTCTAATCTATATTTCGTAATGTCTTTAGCATTCCCTGGTGCTACTGGCATCCATTTAAGTTTGCCCTCAGAATCAAAATATAGTTCACCTACTTGTTTGAAATTTTTTAACTTCCTATTATTTCTTATATACGATAAATGCCGCTGAAGGTCAGCTTTAGGGAAGATATTTGTTCCTAGATCTAATAGCGCTTCTGCAGGTTTTATAGGCTGTTCAGCTATGTGTCTGTCTATTGCACGACGGTCTGAAGCGTTTTCTATTACCTTTTTACGCTGCATCATTATGAACGCTTTGGCTACTTTATAATTAGTATTCCCATCTTCGTCCATGAAAGGTTCGCCATTAAATTTATCGTCAACATCATCAGGGTTAAGATACTCACCTTCAAGATTTGCATACTGAGGAACAAAGAATCCGCACCGCTGTCCTATATTATCTTCGTCCCATATATTCTCTAAAGCCAAACAATTATAAGCATCAGGCCTTTCGAATAATTCTTTTAAACCTTCAAAGTCTTCGCCCTCTTCACCACCAGTACCGAATGCGATCATAGTACCAAATACGTGAGAACCTTGCTCTACCGATGGTCTGGCGATCTGCCATACTTGAAGCAGATTACGAAACTTACCAGCTTCTTCAAAGATAATCAATTTACCTTTTTTACCCCTAGCCTTTTGCGGGTCGTTCTTTAAAGTAACACCCATTATTTCAGACTTGTAGCCAAGCTCTAAGTCTACCCCAGTTTCGTCCTTCTGCAAAAATGAGGCTCGTCGCCACATCATCGTATTCTTTACTTGCCTCTTCTTATACCAAGCAGTATGCTGATCTATAAAATCCATACCGTCCCAAGCCTTAGTAAGCACACCATCTTTAATAAGGAATTCCGTTTCAGCTGCTAGAGCAAAACCTTTACTACCCCTAAAGAAATAATAGTTACGTATAAGCATTGAAGCAATTTTATAAGAGTATCCTTTACGTCTAGCCTTAAGCACAATAAGATGTTTACCATACTCTTCGCACTCTTCCATAGACTCAAAGAAGAACCTATCATAGTCATAGAACCTTGGGAAGTCCCTAACATTAGATGCCCTTAAACTAGTAATGCCATTGCCTACTTCCACCTCTACTTCTTTAATTAAATCAATAGGAAAATAGTTAAGATAGAAATAAAAATAACCGGGTATATGATCCCCGTCTGAGGCCGTATACCCGTATTTACATCTCTCAAATTCCGTAGTCCAGTACTGTATATATTCCGAAGTACCTGGTGGAGCAAATGTGAATTGCCCATGTTTTTGATAGTATAGGGCTGGCCCCCTAAACTTATCACTATTCTTAGTTACCTTGAGCGCTGCCATATGGATTTTGTTTATCGTTATCGTCTCCCCCAAATATCCACATCAATAAAATCATACCGCCAACGACGATAGTACTCATCATAAATAAAGCGGGATCGTGTAAATCTTCGTACATAATTATAATTCAAATAAATTACTGAATTCTAAAGGTAAATCTTTAAGTTTGCCTTTATATAAGGTAGTAGCAGATGATAAATTTTCACCTGTGCTTTTCTCGAATTCTATTTCACATTCGTCACCATCTATTATACAAGTTAAAAAATCTTCACTATTCTCGAAATAGATGTGCTTTTTATTTTTGTTTATCTCTACTAACATACTATAATTCAAATAAACCAACTTCTGAGGAACCCCTAACACTACCACTGTCTAATTGTTCCTTCTGTACTTGCTTCTCTAACTTATCTAAAGATTGAACTAAGTTACCTAGCTCTTTAGCATTCCTTACTATCGTAGTAATATCATCAGGATTTGCTGTTTTAAAATACTCTTCAATAGTCTCTAAAGCTAATTTAGTAGACCTTAATAAACGTAAAGATACACTATCTTGTAAATCGTTATATTTAACAATAGCATCTTTTACAGCATCATCTGGTTTCCATTCGGGAAAGTCTTTTAAGAAATCCTCCCTAATTTTCTTCTCCCTCTCTGTTTCTGAATAGGCTTGGTAAGGAGATTGGTAAGAGTACAGGAATACTATGTAGCTTATCTCAGCTACAGCCCTATCCTTATTCTTCTTTTTATCTCGGTCCCATAAAGCCTTGAACTCTGGGATCCAGAGAGTAGTAGGGTTAAGCACAACCTTACCGTTTTGTATATCAAATAATTTCTTCATTTAAAATTTATATAAATAAAAAGCCCTACCATGGATCTGTCCTGTTTTACTAGTTTCTCCAATTAAGGGCTTTTGTATATCAAATAATTTCTTCATGTAAATATAAATTAAAAGCCCCAGACCAGCGGTCCCTAACCTAATAGGGAGGCCAGAAAAGGGCTCTAATATTTTGCTGAGTAGACTACTCGCAGTAGGTGAGGCAAAGCAATTACTAGTAATTACGCACTAGTTATCAGAATTGTTACTTTCTTTGTTATATTTTTTTGGTACCTTGCCAGTGTAATATTTAGGCTTCAATACGAACATGCCAAAATATCTTATCCTAACTGGTCTTAGATCCTCAGGATCCTTCATTACTTTTCTAGTGAAATGAAAAGGGTAGCGAGCTACTAAGCCCACCACCCTAGGATCCATTGCCTTACGCCTTGCTATTTCTTTTACGATTCTTTCTTCTCTTAGCATCTCTTAACTGTTCTTCTAGTTCCGCGATACGAGCATTGAGCTTTTCAATCTCTTTATCCTTAGCGGACTTCCAAGTAAACCATTTCATATTAATTTCCTCCAAAATCTAATGTAAATACTACTTCTATTATTTTACCGTGCTCCTTAGGTTTAAATAAAGGATCTACCTCTAGACCTCCTTGATCATTTTCCCATAATAAGCCTCGTTCCCTGAACCGCCTAACATATCTTGTAAGGTTATTCTTATTAATACGAGACTCCTTCATAATAGATCTACGACTGTCAGTGCTATTTACATTCTTAACGTCTCCCTCGAAGTGGGGTCTCCATTCCATGTCTAACTGAACAAGTAGGGAGAATATTTCCAACTCACGGTCTGTCAGATATAGATTACCATTGAGGACTTTTAAGAATTCTCTGTATTTATTTTTCTCCTTTATCTTCTTACTGTACTTGTTCATCTGCTTAATTATTTGGGTTCATCCACAGGAATGTCCATTACTCCTGCGTCCATTTGAGGCTCTTCCTCTGTCTCAGTTTGTACTTCATCAGCGTTCTCAGCTTGACCTTGTACTTCCTCATTCGTGTCATTTTCTACTTCTTTATATGCTTCATCAGGCGTCATTGGCACCTCTGTTACTTCTGGGGCAGGTGGATTAACAGCTTCTGTGAAGTAATACTCTAGTTTTGCACCACACTTAGGACACTCCATAGTAAATTTATGATGGTCTGTAGTGTAAAGATCTTGGTGCCTTAAACCCCCTTTAACATTTTCCATCACTACCACATCATTTCCACAGCTACATCTCTGTAAGCCCTATTAATCATTTCTCCTAAAAGCTCTGAATGGTACCCATTAATTGCAGTAATTAGATCTGCCTCTAAGTAGGACGCCACTCTCATTATTTCATTAATGCGCTCCTGTGTGGGAGTTACAGGCTCTTCTTCTATAGCAATCTCCTCGAAGTATTCACCTACATTTTCTTCAATGGCAGCTTTATTAATAGCTACAGAGTTAATATAATTTCCTTCAAAATCATCCCCTAAGTCTACTTCGGCTTTATAGTTTACGAAGAAACCTGTTCCTTCATCTTCGTTTAATATATCACCTACTTTAAGGCCAGGGAATTCTTTTATTACTTTGTATTGCTTCATTCTAATAGAATTTAATTTTACTGTCTTTCTTTACTATAATGTCCCCATTATCATATAGAGTCTCTTTAATCTCTGTCAGTACATCGAGTACTTTTTTGCGTCTCTTAATTTTACGCTTAGGTTTAAGATCAAAGTTTTCTATTTCTATTACCTTGTAAATAGTCTCAGGACCGAAATCACAAGGATCTTCTTTAGTGTATTCTAATACTATTTTCATAATCTAACGTGTTAATTTATATACTAATGCTGTTAGTAACTCTTCCTGTGATTCCATACGTCTGAAGAACCATCTGTCTATTAGACCTACTGCTTCAACATCTTCTCTAGTTAAGGTAACTATCTTACCATCTACTTTGAGTTTAATCTCTTCAAACTCTACTATCTTCTTTTCCTCAACTGCTTTATCAGCAGGAGCCTTGGCTGTTTCAGCCATAGCTTGTAATTTATCTTCGCTCATAATTAAAATTTAAAGTTCTCAGGTTTAACAGCACCTTTTATATTAAAGCCGCTGGTTATTATATAAGTAACGTCATCTAAAACAAATCCTCCATCATTGCCTATTCCTGAGGCAGCTACTACTATATCACCAACCTCTATATCTATACCAGTTACTCCGTTCAATAGTACTATCTCATAATGAGAAAATAGAGGATCACTGGTTGCTCCTGTAGTAGGAGATATTATTTTAGACTTTTTCTCAACTACCTTAAGAAGAACTGTATTCTTAGGTATGATTAATTCTTGTATGTTCTTAACGTTTTCCATACTACCTTATACGTACGAGTTACCTATTTGTTACAACTCCGTAGACTTATATCTTTTATATCTATCCCGAGTAATAAATTTTTGTGTATTCTTCTCCTGCTTCTCTTTAAGAGCTTTCAAATATTTACAGAAAAAGAAAGCAGCCCAACCGACTGCTACACCTACTAAAAATATTATACTGTCATTCATATTCATTCTCCTATATCAAAATCTAAGTGTAAATCGCCATTGCCAGAAAGTAGGGATTGTAGATACTCTGAAGCTAATTTGCACTCTTCACTACAATAACCAGTATCGTCTATTTCCCTGGCTCTATAAGCCTTATCACAGTGCTTGCACCTACGTTCTTCATAATCTGCGTGATGACTCATAACCTTATATCTAAATCAAGGGCCCCTCAGGAAGCTTATTATTTTGCTGTCGTAACCACACGACTCTGGGGACCCTTGCTATTATTAATATTCTATTCTACTAACCATCTTCATATCAGTACCTTTAAAACCATCTAGGAAGCCATTTATCATATCTTCTTCCCATCTATCAGAGTAAGCTCTTCGTTCTGATTCTATAGGTATATCTATATATACTTCTTCTTTACTTGTTGGGTTTACCTTAAACACATGTTTTTGCCAGTAGAATAACTTGCCTATCGCAGGCTTAAGCCATACCCTCATCAGGTATGCTATCACGTTGCTCTTTCTCCTTTTCATTTCTAAACCCTTCTACTTTTGGTACATAATATTGCCTTGGAGCACCCTGTTCTACCCACCTATAGTAAAGCATTTCTTGAGTCATCCAAGATTCATCTTTATAGTCCCTACTTTGCAGGAACGCTGCCATCCGCCTGTCTTCTTCTATATCTCTTTCCATAATAGAACTCCTTTAAAGCTAGCCATTCTTCATAGTCTAACCAATATACAGTATTATTTACAGCTATTTTCATACCCATTTTAGTGGTTCTGGTTTAACTTCAACTATCTCTTCCTCATCAAGAATCGGTAAGCCTTCCTCAAGCCTGAGTTTATCCATGAAAGCCCTTCGCTCATTATATACAGCAGTCCTCGTATCACCCCTAAACTTAATAGTATAATGGTCACCCCGAACACGTACAGTAGAAACAAGGTCCCCACGACTATCATAGAAATAATAGACCCCCGGGGAAGTTTCAATTCCATAATCACCTTGCGATTCCCTAAGTAAGTGTTCATCTATATTTATTTTAGTATCTTTCTGCGTATCCATACTATATATACGTATATATAAAGAGTAAAGTTACAGACTCTTATTAGGATTCTCGGAACGTGTCGTCATCGACTCACTGCGTTCGCTCGTCTTTGACTCTCCTCGAATCCTTGAGTTTCAGGACCGTCTAATAGGAACTCGCTATCGCTCGTCTAAGTCTATAGACTTTCAGTTACTTCGTAACTTCATCCCTCAACTCTTACGAGTCTCGAGAGACGATACGATTTAAAACACGAAAAAGTTACGTTTTTGATATATTTTTTTGATAATTCACTAAAAAACAGTTATCAAATTAAAGAAATGTGCTAAAATTTTTTTTATTATAATTTTTTTTCGGTGTATATATCTAAATGTCTAGACCACCAAACTCAAGACACCCCGTAGGGACTAAGGGAAGGAAAGTGGGGTAGGTAAAAATCAACGTAGTATTAATTTTTAAAAACATTTGAGGTATGAAAAAGCCTATTTTTTCTAAAGAAACTTACGAATTTTTCGTAAATGAGGGTGTGTTCAATGTGATTGTTGGTGAAATCAATCGCCAATTTGGTCGTAAACAAGCAGCAAAGTTATTTCACATCTTTGTTGTTGAAAAGTACGATCCAGTACAAGTAATTAACACCATTTCATGGAAGAATTCGTACAAAGGAGAGCAGTGGTATTCTGAATTAGAATCAACGTACATAATGCACATGTATTTTCAGCATCTGCTAAACAACTGCTAAACAACATTAATATAGCCTATCATTAATTTGGTAGGCTATTTGTATTGAATTAACTTAATATTCACATAATAATTTCAAACCAATGCAAAAAGCAATTGTATACAACGAACACGTTAAATCAATTAACGTATTAAAAGCCTTTTTGATAGAAAGAGGCTTCAAAGTAAAAAACTATGCAATCACTAAAAAGAATGGTTCTAAACCAATCTACAAATTGTATCAGTTTAATGACGGTGTTTACATTTCAAAGTATTAATTTAATAATTTCAAACCAATGAACAATTTATCAATTTTCCCGTTTGCTGAATGGTTACACACTACATTCAGCGTAGAAACATTAGAAATCTTCTATTATGCCAGTGTGTCGTTTACGTATGTATTAGCATTTTCAATTGTTTCTTCTATCGTTGTAATGACGTATAGAAACATACGTGCAATAAGATACGACAGAGAATGGGCAAAGTCAGTTAATGCTGACATAAAGCCTGAAAAACTATACAGTACAATGGATTTTGTAATGCTGTATTTAAAGTTTGCAGTTCTGTTCGCCATTAATGCAATACTAAATCAGTCTTTAATAGAGACAATTTGGTACATGTAAAAATATGTCTATGACCCGAGCATGTCAGAATAAAAACTGCTCAATATCGTTATTCTTATTATTCAACTTGTTAAATTAATTAAAAATTCAATTAAAAAAAGCGTATGAAAACACGTAGTATTAAAGGCTTAGCCGTAGTAGGTATCAATGTTGAACTTTCAACAGCAGAAATATATGCACTAAAAGATGTATATGATACCATTTTGGAGAAAGAGAATTCTTCAGCTGAAGAAAAGAAAATGGTCAACTTTCTTCATAAAATAATGAAACAATTCGATTTCAAAGTTGATTTGTTCAGCGAAATCGATTTGGGCGAACTTGAAGCAAATTCGTCAAATGACGGTGATATGCATCGCAAAGACACAGCTTATATGCGCGAAGTAGCAGCAAATGCTAAGCGTGAGCTTAATAAGCGCAGAGACACAGTCGAAAAGTCAATGGAAGCTGTTGATAATTATCC